TCCTTTAACACTGACTACACCGTCAACAAGGTCCGCCAGCACCCTGACGCTTACTTCGTATCGGTTTACGACGCCCGACCTGGGGACGTCGTCATCTTCGACTGGGATGGCGGCGGCACGGACCACGTCGGCTTTGTCGAGAAGAACCTTGGCGGCGGCACGCTCCAGACCATCGAGGGAAACACGTCCTCTGGTAGCTATGGTTCGCAGTCTGCTGGCAACGGTGTTTGGCGCCGGGTCCGTAGCGAGTCGATCGCCTATGTGATTCGTCCGGCTTACACCGACTCTCCTAGTAACACTGCTCCCGCTGGACCGGCTGACATCCGCGCTCTTCAGCGTGCAGTTCGGGCTAACCCTGACAATGTTGCCGGACCGAACACTCGTTCTCGCTGCTACGCTCTCGCTGCGGCCTCTGAGTGGGGCGGGAAGACCTTCCCCTTCGGCGTAGCATTCACGCAGTCCGTGGTCGGCACTGAACAGGACGGGGTCTGGGGTGACGCCTCTGAGGAGGCTCACGACGCGACCGTCGAGGCCGTTCAGGCTGCAGTCGGCGCTGAGGTCGATGGTGTCTACGGCGCCGAGACAAACACCAAGGTAAACGCCCTGCTCGATAGGGCCGAACAGCCGTAGGAGGCTCAAAATGGCAGCGCCATACTGTACTTTAACGGGGAATATTCCCGGAGGAGAGAATGGTCGGGCTCTTGTCCGAATCGTTCCTGACGTGAAGGGCGCTACGGCTACAGTCGAAGGTGCCGCAGTCTCAATGCGCGAGCACATGGTTCGGACAGACCAGGCTGGCGCTGTCAACATCGAGGTGCTGGCTCCGGGCGCTGGAGTAACCCCCTCTGGCGCCTGGACCCACACCATCTACATAGATTCCCCCAAGTTCGACATCGTCAAGCACGTTGCTCTGACTCAGGGTGAGTCAATTGACATCATGGAAGTCCAGCCTACGGCTGAGGTATCTCCTCTCCCGTTTGGTGGAGGGGGAGGAGGCGGTGGCGGAGCCGCTCCTGATCTCGCCCCCTACCTTAAGAAGGCCGAGGCTGATTCTCGATACGGAACAAAGACTGAGCTTCGTTCTCTCGCCAAGGAGCAGTCTCCCTTCAAGAATGGCGATCGATACTACTCGCCAATCACTTACTTCTGGCCGGACTACTACAAGGAAGACAAGCCGGGTCAGATTTCGAAGTGGGCAGAGACTCTCAAGTTCCGGGACAAGCTTGGGTATGTGATTCTCAACCGCAACAGCGGCGACTGGGAGCAATTCGATCAGGACTTTAAGAAGCAGGCGGAACTGGCTCTTGGTGCCGGGGCAAAGCGACTCCTGTTCTATGTTAAGACCCAGTACGGAGTAGCAAGTCTTCCATCGACACACCCTGCTCGAAACGGGGTACCTGACCCTGACAAGTACACCCATGAGTATATCAAGAAGCAGATTGCTTTCGCTAAGCAGTGGTATGGAGATCTGGTCCAGGGCGTATTCCTCGACGAGATGATCAATGGCTGGGGCGAGACCTCTGCCAGGATTCCTTGGTATCGAACACTTCTTTTCGATCTTAGGCAAGAGTATGGTCCCTCCTTTGTGCTCGGTGTCAATACCGGGACTAATATCTCCAAAGAGGTCTGCACTCTCGACTTCGACGTTTGTATGATGTTCGAGGGTACCGCTGAGAAGTTCCTCGAGGAGAACGAGCAGTCTCCTGTTCTTCCGGCGCACATGGCCGAGTACCCTTCAACTCGTTGGTGGGCAACAATCCACTCCACCAAGGCGTCGAACTACAAGAAGGTCTTCACCAAGGCTGACCGACTCTCTATCGGACATCTGTATATCACGGATGGTGTCCTCGTCGAGGATCCGAACCATGGAGGGCAGTGGGAGCCGGTAGGTAATCCCTACGAGAACCCACCGTCGAAGCATATTCTCGACCTGGTGGTCCCTTGGCTTAAGGGATTCCTGCCTTTACAGCAGACAGTCCAGGATCTACCGAAGACTCTGGAGCCCATCCCTCTCAATCCTGGACGGTTTGTTCCGACTGTCGGTTTCTTCGGAGACTCTTGGTCTACGGAGTCGACCATGGGTCAGGGATTCAATATGCCTGCCGCTGTCTCAAGGATTCTGAACTGTGCACCGATGGTGAGTGCCGTTGATGGAAGTGGATTCGGATACTCTGCCACTGGAAACGACAACTTTGAGGCAGACTACCGGGTTAATGCCGTCTGCTCTGCGGTTCCGAACCTGATTGTCACAGTTGGATCGCTTAACAGCGATAAGGTGATTGACAACGGTGATGCAAACGGCACCAAGATCACGGAGGCCGTTAAGTCTTTCGTAACCAAGGTTCGAAAGAAACTTCCTAATGTTCCGATCGTTATGGTCGGACCCGAGCCGTCTGCCGTCAGTCGACTTCTGTCTAAATCAGGCCACATGAACGTGAAGGCCCAGAAGGCTGGAGTAGAGGCTGCTGGAGGTCTTGCTAATGGGATCGCCTTTGTCGACTGGCTTGGGGTAGCTGACAAGCAGGCTGTTCTCTGGCGAGATGGCCGAGCCTGTATTGAGGGCGACATTGTCGTCTATAAGGGTGTCGCTTATAAAGTAACCAAGACCTGGGTCCCCCTTTCGGGAGTTACTCCGATATCGGAGGGAGCGCCCACTATTCAGGTTTCCGACGTTTTGTCTGGTACCGGTAATGCTGATCGACCTCAGGGGGACGGGACTCGCGATATTCTGATCCAGGGGGATGACACCCACCCTACGAAGATCGGATCAGTTGCCTTCGGTTCTGCTTTGGCTTACCGAATCGCATCTGCGGTTGAGAAGCTCGGGCCATGGATGACGGCTAAGGGTTCTGTTGTCCCAGCCAATGAGCCAGTAGCACCCCCTGCGCCTAAGCCTAATGCCCTGCCGATTATGGCTTGGCTTCAGGGAGGATGGGGTAAGAGCGATCGAAACACTTATACCCTCGATGACCTTAAGGCCATCGCCGCACTTAAGCCAGACCAAATTTCGCTGCCGATTCAGTCCACAGCTGATCGCCAAGACTCCGCAGTTGCCATTAACCGGTACTATGAAGGAACCAAGTCCTTCTCCGATGTATCTCTTCAGACCCTCCGCAACTTGAATATTAATGTCGCGGGTATGGTTGAGGCTCTCGATATGCTCGAGGCTAAGAACATCGCGGTCCTACCGAATGTGCGTAACGGTCTAATTGACTCCGCCGCCGAGTGGTATCGCTCTTCCGACGGTAAGATCTTCAATATCCTTACTACGCGCGGAAAGCTGTACTTCTCGATCCACGGACGAGGTCAGAACAAGCTTCGTGAGATCATGACGACCGATTACACAGGCTTCAAGCGAGTTGCAGATAGCACCGATGGACCGGCCGACTGGCAGATCTCGGCCGTGAAGAATGCAAACCTCGGTGTTCTTCCTTCCGGGATGGGTGGAGAGGCTTGGCGACAGGTCAAGACCGCCTACCCCGAGGGAGTTTGGGTACTCGTATCCAACAAGGACGAGCAGATTGCTGCTGAGGCATCTGCAAAGGCCGTTAATGTCAAGATTATCGGCTGGGCAGTAGCGACACCTGAGGCATTCAACGCCATCAAGTAGGAGAATCATGATCACGATCGTGACGAAGTTAGACCTGGCTCTGATCATGAATCAGTTCGGCAAGGAGGGGGTTTCTGCTCTCAAGGCGGCGACCCCCTCCAGGTCGGGCGAGACAGCAGCTAGCTGGAACTACGAAGTCACCAGAACTGGCGAGAACTGGAAGATCACCTGGACCAACTCACACGTAAACAACGGCGTAAACATCGCCGTCATCTTGCAATATGGTCACGGTACTCGCAATGGCGGGTATGTCGTAGGCCGAGACTACATCAACCCCGCTATCAGGCCCGTATTCGACAAGATAGCGAAGAAGGCCTGGAAGGAGGTCACTAAGTAGTGGCTACTATTGACGAGCGGGTAGTCTCGCTCAAGATGAATAACAAGCAGTTCCTGTCCGCCATCAAGGAATCCGCGTCCAGTATGGACCGACTCAAGGAATCCTTGAAGATGCAGGGGGCTGCAGATGGTCTCTCTCGTATTGGAGAGATCGCTAAGAACACCACCCTCGGCGATCTGGCCACCAAGGCTCTCGACATCGGCAAGAACATGACCGTCATGCAGGGTCTTGCTGTCACTGCATTCGGTGGAATTGGTGTCGCAGCTCTTAATGCTGGTCGAAGCGTGGTCTCTGGCTTCATCGGAACCATCAAAGACGGCTTTAATGAGTATGAGCTCAAAATGAGAGCCATTCAGACCATTATGGCCAACACGGTCGAGAAGGGGACTACCCTCGGCGAAGTTAAGACCTCCCTGGCCGAGCTGAACACCTATGCTGATAAGACGGTGTACAGCTTCAGTGACATGACTCACGCCATTGGTCTGTTCACCGCCGCAGGCGTTGACCTACAAACCTCTGTGGCGTCGATTAAGGGTCTGTCAAACCTCGCAGCGGCCTCGGGTTCAACTGCCCAGCAGACCGCCACTGCGTACACCCAGCTCTCGCAGGCTATCGCGGCTGGCGCTGTCCACCTTCAGGACTGGAACTCGCTAGTCCAGGCAGGCATGGGCGGTGAGTCATTCAGGAATGCCCTTATCGAGACCTCCCGAATGATGGGTACTGGCTACGATGAAGCTATCGCTAAAGACGGAAACTTCCGAGAATCCCTGAAGGAAGATTGGCTTACTGCCCAGGTCATGACGACCACCCTTACTGCTCTGACGAATGACCTGTCTGAGGCTCAGCTTGTTGAGATGGGTTATTCCGAGGAGCAAGCGCACAAGCTCAAGCAGTTTGCTCAGGGTGCTTTTGATGCTGCCACCAAGATTCGAACCTTCAGTCAGCTAGTTGACACCACTAAGGAAGCGATCGGCTCTGGGTGGGCAGAGACTTTCGAGATCCTGTTTGGCGACTTCGAAGAGGCATCAAATCTGTTTACCGCTATCGGCGACTGGCTCGGTGCAGTCATTAAGTCTAGTGCCGATGCTCGAAACGGGTTCCTACAGATGTGGAAGGATCTTGGAGGACGGGCATCCCTTGTTCAAGGTCTGGCCAATATATTCTGGGCCATTGTCAAAGTTCTCGGACAGATCGGAACCGCCTTTCGACGAGTATTCATGAATGCTAGTGCCGAAGGACTTGTTCGCATCACCAAGGCGTTTGAGAACTTCACATCTAAGCTCATCATTACAAACAACTTTGCGGATAAGCTAGAGTGGACATTCACTGGTCTGTTCTCGATCTTCCACATCTTCGCCACTATCCTCGGTGAGGTGGCGCAGGTTGTCTTCACAGTCGCTTCGCATATTATCCAGGCCCTGTTCCCGGCATTTACCGGCATCAACTCTGGAGTATTTCAGATTACGAAGGTCCTCGGTAAGGCGATCTACTGGTTCGACCAGTGGTTCACTAAACTGGATATCGGAGGAAAGGTACTAAAGCTACTACTGCCTCCAATTGACCTTGTCGGTAAAGCCATCAAGTGGGTCACAGACAAGATTCACGATTTCATCATGTGGATTGACTTCACCGGAAAGGTTCAGAGTGCCGGACAAGGACTCAAGAATCTTGCCTCGAAGTTCGGGCTCATCAAGGATGCTCTGAAGAACTCCGTGGTCGGCGAGTCATTCCTCACAGCGTTCGAGACTGTACAAGACACTCTCGATAAGGTCAAGAACAACCTTAAAGAGTTCGGTAATAGTGTAGGTGATAAGCTAAAGGCTAAGCTTACTGCCGGTAGGTCGGCTCTATCCGAGTACTTCAAGGGTTTCGATCTCAGTGGTATGACATCCACCGAGGCAATCGTTGCTAAGCTCGGGACCAAGTTCGACGAACTCGGCAATAAACTCAAGATCGATGAGAAGGTCCAGTGGCTCAAAGAGAAACTCATCGAGCTGCGAGACGCCCTTGTCGATACGTGGAACACGGTTCAAAATAGTGCCGTTTGGGATAAGCTGGGTAAGGCGTTCTCTGACGTCGGCGGTAAGGTCAAGGAAGTAGCGGTCTCATTCCGCGACTGGGTTAACGGTCACGGTGAGGTCAAGGCCAAGGCTAAGGAGGCAGCCGGTGCCGTATCTGAGGTTGGTACTGCCGCAGCCCAGGCTGCCAAGGAAACTGGTCAGGCCGCTAAAGAGAACTTCCTCAAGAAGTGGTTTGAGGACATCAAGCAGGTTGCTAATGCAATCCATCTCCCCGAACTGTTTGACACAATCAAGCAGAAGTTTGTCGAGTTCAAAGACTTCGTGGTAAACACCTTCGCCCCCAAGGTGAAGGAAGGTGCTAAGAACGCATTCGGCTCTATCGGTACCGCGATGAGTCAGGCAAACTCCAACCTCAAGTCATATGACATGGGCAAGATCCTTGTCGGTGCTATTGGTGGTGGAGTCCTCATCGCCTTTACTCGATGGATCAACTCTTTCAAGAAGAACTTCGACAAGATCGGCGGCATGGCCGAGAAACTTGGCGATGTATTCGATAAGATGGGCAATGTGCTCGAGGCGTTCGAACAGAAGGTTAAGGCTCAGGCCCTGCTCACAATCGCAATCGCACTTGGTGTTCTCGCTGGGGCACTGATCCTCATGTCTCTTGTTCCGGCACCCAAGCTTCTTGTCACCCTCGCCGTCCTAAAGTTCCTGTTCAACATGATGGACGATATGCTTGAGTCTATGACTAAGATGGTCGCCTTCAAGAAGGACTCAACTCGCATCGTGTTGATGCTTATCGCTCTAGGCGCGGCTATGATCCTAATGGCTACGGCAGTTCGAATCCTTGCTGGGATGGATCTTAAGGGTGCTGTTGTCGGCATGGTAGCGATGAAGGTTCTTATGGAGACACTTCAGACCTTCATGACCAAAATGGCTGCAACCAAGGGTGTCGAGAAGGGTGCGGGGATCCTACTTGCTCTTGCCGCAGCCTGTGTTATTCTGTCTCTGGCAGTATACACTCTTGGGTCCATGGATACTGGTAAGGCTATCCAGGGAGTCGTAACCCTCGCTGCAGTTGTGGCGATTCTGTCTGGATTCATGATGGTCGTCAGTAAGGACCCCTTTATGGGTAAGGGTGCGGCAATCCTATTGTCACTGGCCGTCTCTTGTAACATCCTTGTAGCCGCTATCTGGATGCTTGGGACGATGGACACTGGTAAGCTCCTACAGGGGGTTATCGCGCTTGGCGTGATTATTCTTGAGCTGTCAGTAGCAATGGCGGTCGCTGGTCGAGCTAATGCCCGGGGTGCGGCGGCGATTATTGCTATGTCTGCCGCTGTCATTGTTCTAACGGGTGCGGTAGCCATTCTCGGCAACATGGACATCGAGACCCTGGCCAAGGGGCTTATTGCTTTGGCAGCGGGTCTGGCAATTCTTGCGATATCCATGGCGGCGGCAGACGCCTTCAAGGAAGGTGGAATTGCTCTAGGGATTGCCTCTATCGCATTCCTGGCCCTGGCCTCAGCAATGAAGACCCTTTCCACGATCACATGGGGTCAGCTCGCTATCGGGCTTATTGCTCTTGCCGGTGGTATGCTGATCCTAGTTGCAGCCGCTGCTGGTGCACAGTACTTCGCAGTTGGTATGATCATACTTACTGCGGCTCTACTCGCGCTAGGACTGGCCCTACTCCCGATCTCGATCGGTATGGCGGCCTTCGCGGCGGTACTGGGTATCTGTGCTACCACTGGTGCCGCAGCATTCCTTGTCCTGACCGAGGGTCTGAAGCAGCTTGCGGCGATTCTACCCCAGGTAGCTATCGACTTCGCTAATGCTATTGCCAACTTCATCATCACCCTTGGCGCCAAGGCCCCGGAGCTGGCGGTGGCTATGGCTGCGTTGCTTGGGGCAATTATCTATGCCATCAACGCAAACATCCCAGGTATCGTAGCATCGTTGTTCATCCTGATCCAGGCGATGCTCACCGAGTTGGCTAACCACGCATACGAGTTCGGCGAGAAGGGCGCCACTATCCTGGCTAACTTCCTGAACGGTATTGCCGACAACATCGGTAAGGTTATTGACGCTGCCACGAATGTTATCCTCAACTTCCTTGATGGAATTGCTAGGAACGGGCCTAAGATCATCGATAAGGGTATGTGGACTGTACTCAAGCTGCTTGAGGGTGTCCGCGACGCCATCAACAAGTACGCATACCGATTCAACAAGGTTGGTCGAGAGATTGCTTGGGCTATTGTCGATGGTATGACTGGCGGTCTTGCGTCTAAGGCCTGGAGCTTCGGCGAATCCATGGTCTCCTTCGCTAAGAAGGGATACAACAAGGTCAAGGACTTCTTCGGTATTCACTCTCCTTCTCGGTTGATGAAGGAGCTCGGTGGATACGTTGGAGAGGGCTTCGCAATCGGTGTCGAGAACACCGGCGAGCGTGTTGCTGAGGCGGGAGAGAACATGTCTAATGCCGCATACGACGCAATGGCTAAGGCCATCGGCGGTGTTAATGAACTCCTCGAGGATGACCCGTCCTTCAAGCCGGAAATCAAGCCCATTCTGGATCTCACTGAGATGCAGAAGCAGGCTAAGGGAATTAACAACTTCCTTCCCGCCATCGGAGTCACGGCGCAGGCTGCTAATGCGGCTCGGCCTCCTGCTCCGATCGCAGTTGACAATTCTGACAAGAATAGTCAAAATGGTGTTACAAACATCACATTCAACCAGACCAACAACTCGCCTGAGGCGCTGGATGCGGCGACTATCTATCGCCAGACCCACACTCAGCTTGCTATGGCAAAGGACAAGTTGACACTATGATCTCAGAGATCTCGTCCACGACCAAGTCGGGGGATCGACTTGCAATCGATATCACAGACCCCTACTCGTCGGGGGTCGCGATCAAGGAGATTACTGGTCTGGGGCCAGTAAAGGCAGACATCAGCACTGACCGATATGCCTTGCTGGATGGAGCATTCCTCAAGGGGGTCAGGGTTGGTACCCGTACTGTGGTGCTGACTCTGATCCCCTGGGGGACCGACATTCAGGAACTCCGACTCAAGTGCTACTCCTACTTCGGAGTCGGAGAGACCATCACTCTCGGTGTGACTACCGACTGGCTTAACGTGCACTCTGACTTCATTGTCGAGTCCGTAGAGCCGAACATCTTCTCTGAGCGGCAGGAGATCCAGGTCTCCCTTCTTGGGTTGGACCCGTATTGGAAGTCCTCCGCTACTCAGATTCAGAAGGTTGTGGGCTTCAATGACAACACGCCTTCCTTCGAGTTCCCGTTCTTCTCCGAGCCCAACCACAAGCTCAAGTTCGGTGATATGACCAACTCCTCGGGTAAGGATATCCGGTACCTTGGCGACTACCCGGCTGGTGCGACTATCACCGTCGAGTTCTCGGGTACCGTGAGTAACCTTATCGTCTCGAATGTGACATATAACGAGACAATGTCTATCTCTCGAGCTGGAAACTTCTACCAAGGTGAGAGCATCGTCATAGACACTCGACCCGGTAAGAAGTCTATCACCCACCAGGCTCGAGGTAGGAAGTCATTTATCACGGGTGTTCTGGCTCCAGGGAGTACCTGGATTCAGATGCACCCAGGTATCAACACAATCGCCCTGCAGTATGCTGGGGGCGTTGACGACGTTAGCGTCTCTATGGAATACGACACTCTCTACAGGGGGATTTGATGCAGCTGTTCTTCGCGTTCCTCCATAATTACGAAAACCCTATCGAGGTTCCGAACAACTTCTACTCACTGAACTGGACTGAGCGCGCCTATGACTATGGTCAGTTCGAGCTCCAGCTCTACTCGGATCAGCCGGGGTATGAGTACAGTCTTGGGAACCTGTTCATCCGAGACGACACAGATACCGTGATGGTCATTGAGACCGCTACCGTGAAACAGGAGGATGACGGTGTCTACCTCCACAAGTACACTGGGCGATCTCTTGAGTCGATGATGGAATGGCGAATCCTTCCACATAGGCGATGGATCGAACCGGATGCCAATGGCCAGTTCAATGCTCAGGCTATGGCGGAGGATGTTGCACACAGTAACCTTGGTAAGGATGCAAAGCCCGAGCGAAGGATTGGCAACTTCAACTTCCACAGAAATACTCGTGTTTCGCAGATGGCCTATGTCAATGACACCGGGCAGAAGATCCAGGACGGTAAGTGGATTATCTATGACCGGGCGCCAATTGCAGAGATGTTTAAGAATGTCATCTCCGCATGCAAACCAAACGGATACTCGCTCTTCTACAAGATCAAGCTTGAGGATGGCGGTATTCACTGCTACATCACTGCTCCTCGACTAATCAACACAATCACTCTCGCACAGGAGAACGACAACTTCTCTGACTTTGAGTCAGTTGATTCGATCGTTGATAAGAAGAGTACGATCTACGAGATCTTTGACACTGGCGACGTAGACCTGGACTGGGTTGCGGATGGAACTACGCATACCAGGGCACATACCCTCCGATCCGAGAACCCGATCACTCGTCGAGAGGTCTTGTGGGACAACACCCAGGTTCACAAACCATATTCCGTCAAGGACTGGAAGGCGCTTACGCCGCTTCAGAAGAAGCATATCTCTTCCTTGACTGAGGTGTGGTATCCCTTCTGGGTTCTGGACGCAATGTTCCCGAAGTACACCCCTCTTAAGATGATCTCGGGGAAGATTAACAACTTCTCGAACGTCCAGTACCGTGATGGCTTTGATGTAGGCGATATCTTCTACTACGTCCCGTCCGGAAGCAACCCAGTCCCCATCGAGTGCCAACTCACAGAGATGACTGAGTCCTGGTCGGCTGACGGATTCTCTCAGGTTCCTTCCATCTCCATGTCGTCTCGTACCAAGTGGAATGGTGACGGCTTCCGTATCGACTTCACTCGCGGTGGCCCCGGTGAGGTCATCGTTCCTCGAGAAAGGGATTAGTATATGGCCATTACTAGCGGTTTCTACAACTCCGTGAATGGCGACCGGACATATGACGCCGACCAGTTCGGCTCGCTGTTCGACGGCATTATTGCTCCGGGGGTATTTCCGAACGTCGGTGACAAGTTCCGTGTTCGACCCACCAACAACGGTATGTCCGTCTATGTTGGCTCTGGTAAGGCGTGGCTGAACAATCGATGGGTTGAGAACTCCGGTGACGAGACGGTTACTCTGACCGGTTCTCACGCTACTCTGGACCGTATCGATCTCGTGTGTGTCGAGGTTGACCGATCCAAGGCTATCCGCGGCGCGAAGATCAAGGTCATCCAGGGAACCCCCGCTGTTACGCCGACTGTCCCCTCGGTGGATGACAATGGTGACCGACAGACATTCGCCCTGGCGCAGATCAAGATCATCAAGAACTCTCGACAGATCACGGCTGAGAACATCATCAGCCTCGTGGGTAGTGCCCGTACTCCTTACGTGAGCGGCCCTCTGCAGAACATCAACCTGGACGCTCTCCAGGCCAAGCTGCAGGGCGAGTTCAACACCTGGTTCGAGTCTGTCCGAGACGCCCTGGCTAATGCTGGTGGAAACACCTCGACAGACGTCGCCAACCTCAAGGTGAGCGACAAGAACCAGAACGAGCGCCTCCAGGCTGTTGAGGGTCGTGTCGCCGGTACCGAGCTCAACATTACAAAGATCAACGAGAAGTTCAACAACTCAGGATCCGTCTATGGGATGCTGAATGACTCGAACGTTGGTGTACACAACTCCATCTACCGAGGCGCATCCCTGGGTAGCAACGTCACTCCATATCTTCAGGCGATTCGAAGTGGTTCCTTCTCCGGGATGTATCTCGGGGACTACTGGACCTACTCGGGCATCACCTGGCGTATCGTGGCGTTCAACTACTTCATCAACATCGGTGAGCCGCCGTTCCGACAGAACCATATTGTGGTTGTCCCTGACAGTTCCCTCTTCCGAGACGCATGGTCTACCACGATTCCGGACCAGCGCTCGTATGTGGACTCTACCCTGAACCAGTCTACCATGACGAAGGCCAGTCGTATGGCTGAGTCCCTGTTCAACCGGTCTAACATGGTTGGCGTCTGGACTCGAGTTGCTACCGGGTATGACGGGAATGGCTCTGTCAAGGACTGGCGCTGGTACAACCCGCATATCAACATCATGGACGAAGCCATGCTCTGGGGTTCATCCATCTTCGACGACTCCCTATCCAGGGGTATTCACCATAACCAGTTCCCCGCCTTCAGGCTCAACCCCGCCCTTGTTAATATCGAGGAGGAGTACTGGCTTCGTGAGCGCGCTTCTGCTCAGACCGCGGTCTACATGAAGTCCACCGGTCAGTTCTCCCACGCCCCGCTGAACTACTCCTTCGGGGTTCGTCCCTATCTAGCGATCGGTTAACATGCAGCACTTCGGATTCAACCCCCTTACCGACATAATCCTCGCGATATTTCTGTCGGTTCTGGGATCTTCCGGGATGTGGGCTTGGATCATGAAGCGAAGTGAGCGGAAGTCCGCCACGTCAAGGCTTCTGCTCGGAATGGCCCATGACCGGATTGTATATGTCGGGAAGACATATCTTCATCGAGGTTTTCTAACCCTCGACGAGTATGAGGACTTCATGAAGTATCTCGTAGAGCCCTATTCCGAGTTCGGGGGGAATGGGCTTGCCGAGAAGATCGTGAATGAGGTCAAGAATCTTCCCGTAGTCCCCACCCCTAGACCCCCGGCGAAGAGGAAAACCAATGGCTAAGCACCTTCAGGAGAGCAAGTTGAACAACAAGTCCTACGACATCCTCAAGTGGGTTGCACTGGTCGCCCTTCCGGCTACCTCTGCGCTCTATCTCACGCTGGCGGCTCTGTGGCACCTGCCTCACCCGACTGAGGTTG